AATGGCCGACATCATCCTCGACGCAGCACAGCCTAAATCCGAGTAATGGAACCAACGAACAGCAGCACCAGCCCTGGACTCAGCCTAGCAGCAGCAGCAGGTGCTACCGCTGTTTCGTTTATTCCGTGGCTTACCGACTGGGTTCAGCTTATCACCGCGCTCATTGGCTTAGCCTGCGCCATCTACGGAGCCTATAGGCTGTTCAAATCCAAATGAAAAACACGAAAACAACTCTCGCCGGTGTTGGTGCCATTCTCGTTGCTGTTGGAGGAGCCTTGAAGGCCGTCTTCGATAACGACCCGACAACCAACCTGGACCTGACTACGACCATCGCAGCGGTCACTGCTGGTATCGGCTTGATCTGGGCCAAGGATGCCAAGGAAGCCGAAGTTACTAAGCCGTGAACTGGGTCTATCAGATCCTAAAAGCACTGCTCGACTGGTTCCGCGAAACACCACCAACCGATGTGCAACATGGTAAAGCTCCCGAAGCCCTCAAGAGCGATCTGGCTGGCCGCATTGCTGACCTGCCTGGGCTGCCAGATGACCAGGGTGGTCCTGGTCCCTTCCGGTGATCCGGTGATGCTGGCCCAGCCGGTGAAGGCCAGCGTCTATGCTTTCGATGCGGACAAGAAGCTGGTCGGGCCATCCCGGGTAACCCTCCCGGCCGGCTGGTACGTCCTACCCAAGAAATAAAACTATGGCCCAGCAAACGATCAACATCGGCACCATCGCCAACGACAACACCGGGGACACCCTCCGCGGCGCCGGTGAAAAAATTAACGACAACTTCGACGAGCTGTATGCCGCGGTGCCGCTGGTTACACCGAGCACCTGGGTGCCGACCCTCATCGACTCCGGCGGTGGCCGCACCTTCGCCATCACCACCAACACGGCCCGGCACACGTCCATCGGCTTCGTGACCACCTTTACCGCGGACATCACCGTCAACTCGGTGACCGGATCCGCCACAGGCAACCTCCGGCTGTCGCTGCCGGATGCCGTGACCTACGAGGCCGCAGCCGCGGTGTGGCTGACCAATGCCACCAACCAGGCCAAGACCGCCATCATCGCCAGGCTAATCGCCGGCACCAGCTACCTCGAGCTGTCGCATTTCGAGACAGGAGCTGCCACCAGTTTGGCCGCCAATCTCCAGGCCACCAGCCGGCTGATAGTGTCCGGCACGTATTTCACAGCCTAACATGACCACCATCGGATCCAGTCTCCAGCAGGGCATGGCAGTGCTCCAGCAAATGCTGGGGGCGCCGATGTTCATCTGGGAGGGCTCGTCGATCCGGTGCATCCCGGCTGCCGTCAACGATGCCAACGTGCCCATCTCCGGTGGCTTTCAAGACAATGCGACCTCCCGGATCTTGGTCATGTTCAGCGACTGGAAGACCTGCGATAGCACCCTGGTCTCGATGGACTCGACGCTCTACACGCTCGACCAGGGCACGACCTTCTCCAGGCTACTCAAGGAGGACGGCCTGTTCGTTCTCCAGGAGAACAGCGACCGCATCGCCCTGACATTCTGCAAGCCTCGGCCGGTGGTCGGTAGGACGCTGGTATACCAGGGACGCACCCTCCGCATCCTGTCCTGCCGTGTGGATGCCTCTGGTGCCTACTACAACCTTGAACTGGGGGCGAAGACCAAGTGAAATTTGGAGTCAACATGACGGTCGACAGCGGCAAGTTCGACCTTGCCATGAAGCAGTATTTGATGACGACCTCCCGAGATCTTCACAAGGCCATCAACAGCCGGTTCTTCTACCTGATGGTCCGGCTGTTCGTCCTGGTGCCACCCAAGAGCCCAGGCCAGGAGCGGCGCCGGATCGCCGACTACTTGGGGACGCCTGTCGGAAACCTAAACAGAAAATCTAAGAAGACTGGTAAGCGCATCGGAACCTCAAGGATTCTAAGAAGAGTGCACCTTATCGTTCAAGCAAAAGCCGCTAAAAACCCAACAGTAAACCTAAACGGAGGTCACGGTCTTTACGGAAAAGCAATGAAAGCAGCCGCCTCGGCGCTGATGAAGAGATCCATCGCATCGGTTGGATACCTCAGATCCGCAGTGGTAAAATCCATCAGAATCTACAACCGAGGATTCACTCAATTTCAAAGTCCTAAATGGAAACCGCTTTCTAAACCTGCCAGCTACAGAGCGCCAAAGAAAACAAACAGCGCTTTAGTTGCAATGGCCAATGAATATGGTCTTCCTCAAGAGAATGTAAGCATCCACAAAGGCACCGTTGCACATGGATTTCAGGCGGTTCCTGGATTCAATCCCACCGCTTTCGTTTCGATGCGCACAGGTGTTGCAGACAATCAATACAACCGGGTATCTGAAATTTACAACACGGCCATGCAGAAAGCCATGGACGACGAGACGGCCGAGATGGTCAACCACATGACCGAGGCCCTCCTGGCCAACGGTAAGGTTCTCGAAGACAACGGAATCTCAATCAAATGAACGCCGTCGCCCTAAGAGCAGAGCTTGCAGTCGCCGACTACCTGGCAGCAGCCAACTGGTCGGCCTCCGGCGCCGGCACACCGACCTGCCTTACCTCCTACAGCCGCGGTCTGTACGACGACCCCGACGACCAGGACGTCATGCCCAACTTCCCGCGCCTGGTGGTCTCGACCAACTCGGCCAGGCCAATGCAGCGCACCGACCTGACCTGTGAGATCGAGATCGCCGTCGAGCTACAGCTATCGGCCGACGACACCGACGAGGCTGCTGTGCTGACCACCGTACAGGTGCTCGACAACCGGATCCTGCCTCTCTTTGACGACGCCGGGGCCTCTGCCCTCGATGCCGCAGCAAACGACGCCAGCGGCCCGTTTACCGCGCAATTCGCAGCCCCTCTGGACTTTGGGGCATCCTCAATCTCTAATCGGTCCAGGACGTTCACCAGGACGTTCACCCTCTTTTGTTCGGCAACCATCTAACCACCCACACGAATGGCTAATTCACAAGGACTCGCTTACCAGTTTGGTTCACCGGCTTCGGTGACGATGTTCGACACAGACAACGCAACCGCAGTTTTCACCGCCCTGGCGTCGATTGAGAGTTACGACCTGACTCACGAAGCCGACACCGAGGAGGTTCGAAACAGCGCCGGCGAGACGGTCGGTCACATCGGCTACAACGAACGAGTGACCCTGAACCTGAACCTGATTCCCTCTGGCGCCAATGCAGCCGCCGCCCTGGCCTTCTGTTCACTGGCCCCGGTCAATGGAACGGTGGCAATTAGCGGCGCTCCAGTGATCAAGATGATGGGCACAGCCGACGTCTTAAACACCGGCCGGTTCATCTATGCCGGCGGTGGCTCGGTCAAAATGACCCAGAGCGGCAAGGCCATGGTCTCGATCACCGTGAAGAAATTCAAGAACCTGACCACCGCTGCCGCTGTCGCCCTGAACGTGTGAGCAGCCTGGCCGCCATCCTAAGCGCAACAGCCAAGCCTTGTCCGATGGTAATCGGGCTCCGCATGGTGCCCTTTACTGTCGGCCACGCCATCCTGTTGCACCGCCTCGGATCGCCCTTCGTCACCGGCGGCCGGGCCAGCGCTAACGACCTGGTCGAGGCTGTCGTCGTGTGCAGCCAATCCGCCGAGGAGTCGATCAAGACCATGGCCTCGGTGTTCCGGTGGGTGCCGCTCCGGCTGATGCGCCAGAAGGTTAGCAAGTCCGACCTGGTCAAGGAATGCCATATCCTCCAGGAGTGGATTGGCGACAAATCCGACTGCCCAGAGGTTCTCCGGCAGCCGGGTGCAGGATCCAGGGAGGCCGCTATGCCCTGGCCCGAAAGGCTGCTGGTTGGCCTGGTCGACATTGGATTTACCGAGGAGACGGTTCTGAATATGCCGGTGACCGATGCCGAAAGGTTCTTCCTGACCAACGCCGAAATGCACGGTCAGGTCGAGCTGTGGAACGACAAGAACGATGCCCTCTGGCGCCTGGGTCAAGAACGCGAGACAATAAGGAACTAACAAATGGCCATTTTCTCACTCATCGCAAAGCTCGGCCTGGACGGTTCGGCCTACGAAAGCGGCCTTAAACGAGCCTCCAGCGTGACCGACAAGTTCCGATCATCCGTTGGTATGCAGTTAGGCGCTGCACTGTCTGTTGCTGCCATTGGCTCTTTTGTTTCAAAGGTGGTCGAGACAGTCGACGCCATTGGGGACTTGTCCGAGCAACTCAACATCAGCACCGACGACGTCCAGCGACTCCAGGTGCTGGCAGGCCAAACGGGTGTTTCCTTCGAGGCCATGGCCAAGTCGATCACAGCAGTCGGCCAGGAGCGTCTCAAGGCTATTGAGGAGGGAGGAAAGGCCCGGGAATACTTCCAAGCGCTTGGCTTTTCAGTCGCTGAACTTAACGACAAGAGCATCTCGAATATCGACTTAATCTCCAGAATGGGTCAGGCCCACAAGGATGCAGGCAGCAGCGCACAGACACAGGCGGCTATGATTGCGATCCTCGGCGAGAAGGCATTCAAGGCCGCGGGTGCTATGGCCAAGATCAAGGAGATCGGTCCGATCAATCTGATCTCAAAAGAGCAGATCGATTCTATTGGAAAATTGGCTGATCGAGTCGACGAGATAAAGCGGACCATCATTCTGTCAGCAGTTCCTGAGATTAACTTCTTTGCAGATGCAGTTGAGCGTGCCGCTAAAGATGCTGAGACAATGGAAGACGGATTACTTGGCTTCTTTCAAACACTGGGAGGCAAGGGGTCAATTCTAAAAGCCAGCTTTCAAGAAGCGTTTGCCTCACCTCAGGACGTTAACAGAAGTTTCGAGGCATTACCGATCCAACGCGGCACCATCGGCACAATAGACAGCAGGGCAAAACGCGAGACCTCAATGTTCTCAACGGAAGCGCCTCCTGGATGGGTCAACACCCTTGTGGGTCAAATTAAGATCCAGACGAACGAGACCCGTGCGATCCGAGTAAACACCGGCAGAACAGCTCAGGCTGTCGAATAACATGGCAACACTCCAAGGCTCACCAAACCCAAATAACTTCGAGTACATCGAGGTCAGCCGCGCCTACGACAACAACGGCAACGGCCGGGTGGTGCAGTTAGTTTTCCGCGGAGACAAGGACACCCTCCGCATCGCATCGGCCCAATGGGTGGCCCTGGGCGCCAAATACAGCATCCGCGAGGACGGTCCTTATTCCGAAGCGACCGTCACCATCGGCGGCAATTCATTTGATCCCAGCCTTGCAATACAAGATCAGTCGGCCCCGTTACCTGGAGAAATAGCAGACATCCGCTACGAGTTCCGCACCGACTACCTCGATGTCTCGGTGTTTGCTCTACCGGCAGTCGACAAGGAGGCTAACTCGACAGGGAATCCAAACCTCTACAAGTTCGTCATTGAGACAGCAGCTAAAAACGGTGAGGTTTTATCTCAGAGAGATACTAACCTCGCAGATCCAGCTCGTTATCCGATGGCGCTTAAAGTCTGGCAGATGCTCTACCGAGGCCAGGACACATTCCCGATTGCTCGAGTAAGTCTGACCAGAATAGCCACTTTCTCCGGCAACCTAGGCCTGCCTCAAGTTCCCAACGGAATACCGCCTGTCTACACGGTCGAATCGTTTGCTCAAAATTGGAATCTGCCACTATCTGTGCAACAAATGCTTCCCAAAATTCCCAAAGATCAAGCCACCGGAGCAGTCTTAGCACCCTTCGGCACCGTGTGGGGCTGGAAGCAGACAAACTACTCGACCAGCCTGATGACCAAAACAAACCAGGTCGAGCAGATCATCGCATGGACTTTCGCACCTTACGACACACTAATCTATCCGTTCTTCTAACACCTACCCACTAATATCATGGCAGACGAAATCCAATTAACAGCCCGGTTGTACGCCTCCAAAAACGGCGCTTTCCTACCCTCGGTCACCTACACCAAGAGCAGCACGATGGTAGGCACCGACATGGGCAGCCAGACTCAGGTCATCGGCCTGACGGTCGAGGCCCTCGATGTCCCAGTCGACGTGACCAGCCCCTACAAACTCCTAATCTCCAATCTGGACACTACCAACTATGTCGAAATGGGATTCGTGTCCGGCACCTACACGATGCGAATCCCGGCCGGCGAGACGCTGCTGATGCCCTATGTCAATGCCACGCTCTATCTCTTGGCCAACACCTCATCGGTGACCGTACAGGCCACCTTCTGCGAAGTTTAAACCACCAACCCTATGGCCAACGAAGTCGAGATGTCAGCCCGGCTGTACGCCAGCAAAGGCGGCGCTGTGATCAACTCACTGTCTTACAGTGCGATAGCGAACATGACCGGCACCGACATGGGGCAGCAGACCCAGGTTGTCGGCACAAGCGACGAGACTTTGGACCTTACCGCTGACCTGGGTACGCCCTACCGCCTCCTGGTGGTCAACCTGGACCTAGTCAACCCGGTCTCTATCGGGCCTTCCTCACCGTACTCGTTCCAAATACCGGCCGGGCAGTTTGCCTTGTTGCCCTGGGTCGACGCCACCATGTACGTCAAGGCCTCCAACAGCCCCGTCAAGATCTTTGCCCAGTTCTGCGAGATCTAACCAGCCATGGCCATCCAACTGCCCTCCAAACTGGCCGAGACCGGCCTTAAGGCAGATCATGCCCGGGCCATCAACCAGCTCATCGAGGCCGTTCGACGGGTCCAGCTCGTCGCCGGGCCTGGCCAACGGGTCGAGCAGAATGCTAACGGCACGACCCTGAAGACCGCGGTGATGTCGACAACAGTCCAGACCTCCGAGGAGTCTTGGTTCTATTGACCCATGCCCTACGCCATCGACA